ACGGCTGGGTGCAGTTGGGCGGCAAGCCGCGTGTCAGCGTGTTGGTCGGCTGCCAGCCGAACGTCCCGCTGTTCACCACCGCAACCGCAGGGTCGCTTGACGACGCTACGGTGACGGGTGGCTTGGTGGCGGGCCTTGTGGCCACGACCTCGGCGGCTTCGGCCTCTGCGGTCACCTGCATCGCGGGCTATCCGCACATCGCCACGGGCGTTGTCGGGTTCTAACGATGCAGCCTCTGGAGATCACGGTACAGGCGGCGGGTACAGCGATGGAGCTTTGCTCCAACATTTGCTCGGCGCTTGGCCGTGGTCTGCCAGAACTGACCCCCACTCCCATCAAGCACGATGGAACATTCGTGTGCGTGGCGAGTGGGTGGTCTATGCCCGATTTTGTAGAGGAAATCAGAGCGCACCGCAAAGCCGGTCGGCCCATCGTGGCGATCAAGGCAGCGCATGACTTCCTGTGCGAGAACGGCATCCAGCCTGATATGTGGGTCAACCTTGACCCGCGTGACCGCACAAACGGCATCCAAAAGGCCAACGACCGTACCGTTTACCTCGTCGCCTCACGCTGCCCGCCCGTCACGTTTGACTACCTTAAAGGCAAAAACGTATGGCTATGGCACTCATGGGCAGAAGGCCCCGAGATGCAGGCGATTGGCCCCGGCAAGTTGGCCGTGGGTGGCGGGACGACATCGGGACTTCGTGCCATCAACATTGGTTATCTGCTCGGGTTCCGCAACTTCGTGCTGTACGGGTACGACAGCTGCAACCGAGCAGATGGCTTGAAGCGTTTTACCGGCGAATACACCGGCCCATCCATTGACGTTCATGTGGGCGGCCCAACCGGCAAGAAGTTCAACTGCAACATGGCGATGGCCCAACAGGCCAACGAATTCCAGAAGCTCTTTGAGGTGATGGGCGATATCAACGTGGATGCGCGTGGCCCCGGCTTGATTGCCGAGATCATGCGAGTGCGCCACGAACGGATGGCAGCCTAATGGCTATTCCCTCTCGCGTACTCGGCAGCGGCATTAGCCAACTGTCTACCGTTAGCATTTGCGGCGACGGCATAGCGTCAGCATCAGCAGCGGGTACGTCGGCAGGCGATGCCACGCAAGTCACTTACGTCTACACGAACGTCACAACAACTGCTTCGGGCGCTGGCGTTAAACTGCCAAAGGCCGAGATGGGCGAGACGATTATTGTTAAAAACAGCGGCGTCAACCCGTTGACGGTATACCCATATAGCGCGACCGACACAATTAACAACGCAGGCTTTGGCACGATCAATGCCGATTGTTCCGCAATGTTTTTTGCCGTCAGCAATACGCTATGGGAAGAACTGCAAGGATTCGGCCGCTCGGTGCCGATTCTGCATTACGGTGCGTTTAGCGACACGACGTTACAAACGGCGGCATCTATTGACACCGCTTACGGCATGGTTTTTAACACCACCGATAGCAGCAACGGTGTATCTATCGGATCGCCGTCGTCCCGCTTGGTTGTTGATTACCAAGGCGTTTACAACGTGCAGTTTTCGGCGCAATTAGACAAAACCTCGGGCGGCGCAGGCAATATCTACATTTGGCTGCGTAAAAACGGAACCAATGTCGCCAACACCGCCACGACGGTTGCAATACAGGGTTCAGCGGCGCGTACCGTTGCCGCGTGGAACTTCATCATCCAGCTTGATCCTACTAATTACGTTGAATTGATGTGGGCGACGGATGACACAAGCGTTAGAATTCTTGCGGCCAGCGCCACAAGCGTATGGCCTGCGATCCCCTCGGTCATTTGTACCATCACACAGGTCAACAACCTGTAATCCCCACAGGAGCAAGGACAATGCCATTAGATAGCGACATCAGTAACGCCGACGCCCAACTGCACGTTGAGTTTTACGAGCGTGAGGACGGCCCCAACAAGGGCAACGTCTATTGCCGTATTCAGTCCCCCGGCGACAAGACTAACGTGATTGACCAACCCTTACGCGAGGAGCATAAGGCGCGGTTCTCTCGCCAATGGCTGTACTTTCAAATGCAGCAAAGCGAGGGTGCAGCGGCGCAGATCGGCACCCCGTTGTCGCAATGGCAAAAAGATTGCCCAGATGATGTGAACAAAGACCAGATCGCTGAACTGTCCATTATGAAGTTCTTGACGGTGGAGCAACTCGCCCTTGCCTCTGACGCTCAAATGCAGCGCGTCGGCATGGGCGGCATCGGACTGCGCGAGAAAGCGCGTCTGTACCTCAACCGTAAGAACAAGATTGAAAGCAACGCCGAGTTGGAAGATACCAAGCGGCAGTTGGCTGAACTGCAAGCACAAATGGCGGCCTTGATGGAGGATAAGCCCCGTCGTGGTCGCCCGCCGAAAGAACTAACGGAGGCATAGCATGAGCAGCACGATGATTCAGCTCATAACCGAGTGTACGCAAGAACTCGGTATCCCGACCCCCTCCACGGTCGCGGGTAACAACAGTCAGGACGTAGTGCAATTACTCGCCCTGATGAACGCTTGTGGTTATGAGTTGCTTCGTCGTGCTGATTGGCGCGAGTTGACCCGCCAGCACACTTTTTACACCGAAGCCTCTACGGCAACGGCGTCGTGGGTGGACGGCGTGGCTGTGATCACGGGTCTTGCCTCTACAGCGGGGCTGTCCACGCAGTATCAGGTGCAGGGTGTCGGTATTCCGAACGCCACTTACATTACAGGCGTTGGCCCGACGAGCGTGACGCTCAACTACGCCCCAACCGAGACGGTGGTAAACGGTCAGGTCATTTTCCAAAAGGTGAAGTACGACCTTCCCGCCGATTACGTCAGCACCGTCAACCGCACCCATTGGGACAAGAGCAAGCGTTGGGAAATGCTCGGCCCGGAATCCGCGCAGCAATGGGAATGGCTGCTGTCGGGCTACATCAGCACCGGCCCGCGTATCCGTTGGCGTTTGCTTGGCAAATACTTCCAGATTTGGCCGGGCACGAACGGCGGCGAGTTGCTTGGCTTTGAGTACCGCAGCGCGGCGTGGGCAGAAGCCGCAGACGGTACGCCGAAAAACAGCTTTACCGCCGACAACGACACTTGCATCTACCCCGACCGCCTTATGGTGTTGGGCACGAAACTTAAATACTTTGAGGCCAAGGGCTTTGACACGACCGCTCTTTATCGTGACTACCTCATGGAGTTTGAGACAGCGGTGGCGCAAGACACGGCGGGCGCTAACCTCTCGTTTGCCCCGCGACCGGGTACGGTGTTGATCGGCTACGACAACATCCCCGACAGCGGCTACGGCACGGATAGCCAATAATGGCGTCGCCCGTTCGCAGGCGGTTAATCCAGCGCACTAGCAACAACGTCGCCTCGTTGCCCGCCCCCGTGGGCGGTTGGAACGCCCGTGATGCGTTAGCCAACATGGCGCCGACTGATGCGGTAACGCTAGATAACCTATTCCCTGGTGTCTCAAGCGTCAGTTTGCGCGGCGGTTGGGCTCCGCACGTTACGGGCATCAGCGGGCAAGTAGAAACGCTGATGACGTTTAACGGTGGCAACACAGACGAGATGTTTGCCATCGCACAAGGCTCGCTGTACGACGTTACAACGGCAGGTGCGGTGGGTGCGGCGGCGGTGTCAGGGCTAACCAATTCGCGTTGGGAATACAGCAACATTACGACCGCGGGCGGTAGTTATCTGTATGCCGCAAACGGCGTGGATGAGCCGCTGCTATATGACGGCAGCACTTGGACGGCCATTGACGGCTCGTCTACGCCTGCCATTACGGGCGTCACGACGACAACGCTGCATTGCCCGACTCTGTTCAAGAACCGGATGTGGTTCATCCAAGCCGATACGCTCAAGGCGTGGTACTTGCCGACCGCATCGGTGGGCGGTGCTGCCAACGTCCTTGATTTGTCATCGGTCGCCCGTAACGGCGGCAAGCTCATTGCAATGGCAACGTGGACGATTGACGCAGGCTACGGCGTGGATGACAACCTTGTGTTTGTCACCGATCAAGGCGAAATCATCGTTTATCGCGGCACCGACCCCTCCAGCGCCTCTACATGGGCGCTGATCGGCGTGTGGCAGGTCGGTTCGCCCATCTCGCGCCGTTGCGTGACTAAATACGGCGGTGATTTGCTGATTTTGACGCTAGATGGCTTGATCCCGATGGCCTCGGCGCTGCAATCGTCGCGGCTTGACCCGCAAGTGGCGCTGTCTGACAAGATTCAAGGCGCATTTGCTGCCGTCACGCGCCAATACAAAAGCAATTTTGGCTGGGGATTGCTCTACAACCCGCTCAACAATGCGTTGATTGTTAACATTCCAGTAGGCACAAACTCGCAACAACAGTTTGTGATGAACAACATCACGAAAGCGTGGTGTCGGTTCACCGGTTGGTACGCTAATTCATGGACGTTGCTTGCCGACACGCCCTATTTTGGTGGTGACGGCGTTGTGGCAAAGGCGTGGACGACGGGGACGGGGTCAGAGAGCTACGCTGACAACGGTTCTGCAATTGCGACGCGCGCTTTGCAAGCGTTTAACTACTTTGAGACGCGCGGCGTCATCAAGTATTTCACCCGTGGCCGCCCGACCATCTATAGCAACGGTCAACCGGCCATCAGCATCGGCGTCAACGTGGACTTTCAGACCGCCGACATCGTAGGCCCGCTTTCCTTTTCGCCCACCGCTTATGGTTTGTGGGATGTAGGACTGTGGGGAACGGCTCTATGGGGGTCAGATACGGTCGTCACGAACAACTTTGTGGGACTCCAAGGCATCGGATACTGCGCTGCCGTCAATTTCAACAGCAGCAGCAAGAATCTGACGCTGGAGTGGGCATCAACTGACATCGTTTATCAACTCGGATGGGCTGGCGCATCGTAAGCGGCCCCCATGTGGGGCATTGGGTCACCGCGCAGACGGACGGCGGCTATCACGCCGAACGATCCAATGCTCTCGGGCTTGAGAAAGACGGAAAGTTGGTCGCAGGGACAGTTTATGAGATGTGGAACGGCAGATCGGTCGTTTGCCACATCGCATGGGAGCGTGTTACGCCGACGTATATGGCAGCCGTTTACGATTATGCCTACAACGTCTGCAATGTTGATAAGATAATAGGGCCGATTTCCAGCAACCATACCCGGGCGCTGAAACTGGTCACGAAAATGGGGTTTTCCGAGGAAGCGCGCATTAAAGATGGCGCACCCGACGGAGACATTGTTTTTATGACGCAGACACCTGACAAGTGTCGTTTTTTGGAGCCGAGGTATGGGCAAAAGATCACCAGCACCGCCGCCAGCGCCTGATTACGCCGCATTAGCGCGACAACAGGGCGCAGCCAACGTGGAAGCCGCCAGAACGTCGGCTTACATGAGCAATCCCAACGTCTATACGCCGTATGGGACGCAGACCGTCACTTGGTCGCGCACCCCGAACTTTGACGAGGCGGGGTATCAGAAGGCGTTAGAGGCGTACCAATCGGGCGGCATTTTAGATAACGATGGTCAACGCGGGCAGATGCCGACCCGCGAGCAATTTACGACGTACATTGAGCAACCAACGGTACGCCAAGAGTTGCCGTATTGGGCGCAGACCGCCGTCAACAACGAACAGCAAGCGCAGGCTCGTCTTGCGATGGCGGCTAACGAAGCGTCAGCACGACTCGGCAATCTTCCCATCGCGCAAGAGTTTACGGGCGCAGGCATCCCCGGCATTGATTACTCTGGCGCTGGCGTTCGCCCGATTGAGGCGCACCTCAATCTGATGGGCTACGGCACTCCGGTGTCGCAAGTCTCCCCGCTCGCCACCCCCGAGCCGGTGCGTGTCGCAGGGCAAGCCGGTGCCAACATTGAAGGCGTCGGCCAGATTCCGTTTGCCCCTGACCTGATGGGCATGGGCTACGCAGGTGGCGGCCCGCAACCGTACAACCTGCAAGGGTTAAATCTCTCCAATGTCGCGCAGGTGCAAGGCGCACCCGCAGGCGGCTTGTTCGGCATGGCGTCAGGCGGCCCCGGCGGGCTGAACCTGCAAGGGCTAGACACCAGCGGCGTCGGTGGCGTGGCACAAGGCCCGCAGCAAGGCCAGTTTGGTCAGGCGCAGCGCAGCGTTCAAGGGCCAGAGTTGCAGCGTCAAATTGACATCGGCAACTTGCCGCAAGGCCCGGTTAACGCAGGCATGACGGCGCAAACGGCGCTGCTCTCGCGTTTATCACCGCAGTTGCAGGGCGAGCGTCAGCAGCTTCAAACGCAACTGATCAACCAAGGCTTGCGACCGGGCGGTGAGGCGTACAACTCCGCGATGGCCGCACAGATGCAGAAGGAAAATGACTTGTTGCTGCAAGCCGCCGCACAGGGCATCAGCCTTGACCAAGCGGCCCGTCAGCAAGCGTTTGCCGAACAGCAATCTCGCGCTATGTTCGCCAATCAAGCCGCTCTGCAAGGCTTTGGTGCGGGCATGGAGCAAGCAGGGCTGTATAACACGGGTATGCAGCAGGACTTGCAATCCGCATTGGCAACGCAAGCCGCGCAGAACCAAGCCCAACAGCAAGCCTTCCAGCAGCGTCTGCAAGCCGGTGAGTTTGGGCAAGAGGCGCAATTGGCGTCCTTTGGCACCCAACAGCAGGCGGCAGAGGCGTACAACCGCGCTATCGCGCAGAACTACCAGCAAGCATTGCAATCGCAACAGGCTGCTAACGCCGCGCAAGCACAACAGTTCGGTCAGGCGGTCGGTGCGGGTGAGTTTGACCGCGCACGGCTGATGGAACAGTTTGGCATGGCATCCTCGGCGCAAGAGATGGCGAACCGAGCGATTGCCCAAAACCAAGGCGCACTTACGCAGCAGTACCAAAACGTGCTAGGCGGCCAGCAGCAATACATTGACCAGCAAATGGCTGCCGAGCAATTGCGTAACCAAGCCATCGCGCAGAACCAAGCGGCACAGATTGCTGTGCAGCAAGCCAACCTTGGCCGTCAGCAGCAGAACTTTGGTCAGCAGATGTCGCAGGCTGAATTGGCTAACGCCGCCCTCGCGCAACAGCGTCAGGCCGCGATTGACCAAAACACCTTCTACAACCAAGCGTTGCAGCAGATGTATAACCAAGAGATGGGGCAGAGCCAGTTCTACAACACGGCTGTGCAACAGGCTCTCGCGCAACAAGCAGCGATCCGCTCGCTCCCGATCAACGAGATTAGTGCGTTGCTCTCGGGCGGTCAGGTCACGGTGCCGCAATTCCAAGGCTATAGCGGCGTCAC